GGGTACTGGGTTAGACCTTTTAGTCTGGGGTGTGTCTTGTAACTATTTATACCAGACGATACGATATGGCGGTCCACCAAAACAGCACCCAGACGGAAACGAGTGCTGCTATTACCGCCAACCCCTTCAGAAGCGAGTGCAACTGTTCTCGCATGTGAGAAGTATTTAAATACATTTTTCAACTTTCCTTTCTCTCTTTATCATACACAATCATCTGAGAGCGCATGATATCAAATATCTTTGCTCTCTCTTCAAGATTAGTATGACTACACAATTCCTCCAATATGGACTTGAAGGATACGGACCCCTCCACAGTGGGATCACCATCTCCTATGTAGGTTATAACAGTGAAATCTCCCGTAGAGTTTATTTCTACGTAGGTTTCAATGTTAATTTTCGATATGTGCTTGCTCATGTACGAACTCCATTATCATTGGAAAGACTTTAGCAATTTCAGTTGCACACTGAGTGGCTAGTACGCGATGCTCCTTCTGAGTGGAAGGATCAGTACGTAATTCCACGTAGTGAATCCAACTACGTAGAGTACCATTTACATATAGTCTAGTCCGTGTCAAGCCCTCCGGCAGCAATGCTCTTGCTTGCTCTTTGGCTATGTTCATTTTCAATGCTTGATCGTAGAGACTGAACGTAAGATTTTCTACCTCTGTTTGAGCGCGCTTCCACCACGCCTCAGTGGCAACGTCTGTATTAGGTAGGGAGTTCTGCCTGTTAGTGTGGTCTTGCACTCTGGCCTCCCTAAACCCATACACTGTTTCCGTTGCTGCATACCTCTGAGAATACTCTTGTAGAGAAAAAGATTTATGTCGTATCAGTTGTCGCGTTATGTCTCTTGAAGAGAGGATATCAAGACAAACATTAGCCATCTCGAATGGCGACCAGTGCTTGTTTCTAATGAGATAGCGAATAAGTTTCTCATTATTGATACCACTAATTTGAGACGCGGGGTTCGACACACGGGCATAGTAGGCGACGAGATCAACTAGATTTTCGTTTACTGCTTGCCCTTCTACTGCCCGTGTGAAGCTCGCTAATTTTACTTCAGACATTTTCCTGTTCCTTCATTTCCCTATGTTTCTTACGCTTTGCTGCGTTCAGCATCTGACTTGTTTTCTTTTTATACTCTTCTGTTTGAGCCTGCCAATACGCATTCATCCTCACGCTACTTGCTTTACCTATCTTCTTTCTAGCCTCTTCTGAAGGTTTTCTACCTTTATTTGCTTCACTAATCTTCTTTCTAGCCTCTTCTGAAAGTTTTTTACCTTTATGTGCTTTACTCATCTTCTTTCTAGTCTCTTCTGAAACTTTTTTACCTTTATGCACTTTACCTATCTTCTTTTTAGTCTCTTCTGAATGCTTTCTACCATAGTTAGGGTTATTTGTACCGCTATGGTCAACACATATAGGCCATACTGCCACCACATTGTAATAGCGATCCCAACATTTTTGTTGCCTGTTCAGAAGTAGATCGTTTTCCAGTTTAAACATCTCCTCATCAGTTCCGTATGCAAGTATACGCCTCCTTACACCATCTGGAATGGTGCTTTTGGTGAAGGACTCCCACACAGTTGATGAATGTGTATACGAATCATCTGGAGAACCTTTATGCTTACCTAAATAATATTTCTTATTAGGTGCATCATACCAAAGATATAGAAAGGCTTCACTTGACATTGCTTCTTTCTTTCAGTTGGTGGCGTCCCCGATAGGACTCGAACCTATGACCCACAGCTTAGAAGGCTGTTGCTCTATCCTGCTGAGCTACGGAGACTTACTTTCTGGTGAGGTGTTAGCCCATATACGAATATAGAAGGCGGAACCCATTCTGTCCATCTTTTCTTTGGGATAGCCTTTATCTAGCACCCATTCATATATGGCAGACACAGAGTCAATGGCACTGTTAGGCATAGCTTTAGGAAAGCCATACATCCAACCTTCGGGAACGTCAACATAATATAACGTCTGCTTTCCTTCTTTAATCCACGCAGCACTGTCTGACTCTTTCCAGAAAGGTCCCACCATTTAACTATACCAGTTGGAAGTGAGGGGCGTCGATGAAGGGTCTTCGTCCTTCTGACCGGCGCTTATCTACGTAAGAGTTCATAGCGTCTTCCATACTACCTTCCCACATACGAATGTCAGGCACAGTCCACGCTGCACCCCAACAGATACCTACGCCCTGTTCGGTTGCTGCCTCCTTCATTGCGTCAGCAATATCATCATACAGGTTAAGTTCCCACGACCCCCGTGAACCTACGTAACACATTAGGTCCACCGCGTCTCCCGTAAGATGTCGGGACTTCAGTGTCTGTGATGCACCAGATGCAACAAGCTCCTTCTGTCTAGCCAGTGTACGTACACCCTCAATGACTCCGAAGTCTACCTTAGTAATAAGGATGGCTTCCTGTACTACAGCCGCTAATTCGGGATTCACACCCTCCAGATTCTTTCTTGATCGTGCGCTTAATGCAAAATCAGCCATCCATACTCTCCGTTGAAAAGAATTTAATGGAGTCCCACCGAATGAATACTACATTCTCGTTTGGAACATCCAGTTGAATACCCTTATCAGCATACACCATAGACGCCACGTTATCTACAGTAAGTGTTTCGGGTTGGTTGCTCTTTGAATTTACTCCTGTAGTTACCACACGAACTCGTGTTGGTGGGTCATACAGTTGTCGTAGGCGGGGTGCCTTAGTTGCCGTAGTTGCCGTAGTAGTTCTTTCAGCCATTAGTTTTCTCCTTATGCTGTGTAGCGGCCAATTTTATAGTCTAAGTCGCAGTGTATAATACCGTGCCAGCCTGTCAACTTATTTTTGACTACGTTAAGATGGCGCTGCGTATCTTCTTCATCCTGCCCCTCAACGGGAGGGTTCTTAGCAATCAGTAACATCAGGTCAGCTTCCGCTGCCTTACCCGTCCTACTGCCTTCCATCATACTCTGATTGAGTACAACTTTATTCTCTGCGTCTGCTGATAGCTGAGACATGTAGAGGACTGCACAGTCATACATCTTAGCTATCTGTCGAGCATAGATTGCGTTAGCCTTCAGTGCTTCATCCATACGAGCGAAGCCACCCGTCTTAGCGAACTTGTCCCCCATATCCAGTATGAGTACGTCCGGCTTGAATGTCTTACATAGTGTCTCAACCCACGCCATATCTTTGCCTGTTGAGTCCTTAATGTAGACACGATCCTTCATCATCTGCCACTTCTGTAGGGCAACCTCTTTATTCTGGCTGATGTTGTGTACGTCCTTACCCAACGCAGCAGTGAGGTATCTAGCGCCGACACGGTGAGCGCCCTCCTCATTACATAGTACCACACACTTTGCACCCTGATCCGCAAAGCCACCCGGACCACACACAAGACTGGCGTGGAAGGATGTCTTGCCAGTGTTGGGTCTTGCCCCAACTTCCACAAGATGCCCACCGTTGATGCCCGGAACCTTACGTGCAAGCGTAGGAATGTTGAAGGACCATCTAGTCTCCAAAGCATTCTTAGATAGTAGTGTCTCAAGAGATATGTCTTCCCACTCCACACGTAACTGAGGTAGGAAATTGTCTTGATGGTTCTCAAGAAGCTCACGTAGTGGCTCTAGGCTAGTCTCCGTACCATTAACGTAGTCAAAGCCTAAGTTGGCAATGTCTTCACCAACCACCTGCTGAAACATCTTAATGAATACGTCTTGAGCTATGTCAGAACCCATAGGGTCTTGACGCCTGATCTTCTCAAAGAGAGAGGAATACGCAGCCCTCTGTGCTGTAGTCATCGAAGGATTGTCAGCCATAAAGATGGCCTCAATCTCATCCGGCTGCACAGCCCTGCCATAATTCTCCATAGCTTCGTCAATAGATTTCTTTATCTTCTTACCATCAGATGAGAAGATGCGGTCAGGACATTTGGCTCCACGATGGTCATCGTAGAACTCTTTGTCCATCAAAGACCGGAGTATCGCTAATTCCATATGAGTCTCTCCAACTCGTTAAGATCAGTAGTTTTACCATATTTAAGATCGTCAGACAAACGCAAAACACGCACCTCTGGTATGCACGATCTTAGCTTCCCCGCTATTTGAAGTGTCTTAGGTAGGGCGTCGGGGTCGAGAGCAACGATTACTTTATCGAAGCGGGAGAGAAACACAGTGTGTAACTCCGATAAAGATGTTCCGAGTAGGGCTACTCCCACTCGGTCGTCACCCCCGACCACATACGCACTGATGCAGTCCTCCACCAGCACAGCTACCTTACCACTGCCTTTGTGGTATGGCAACCCCGAATCGTTGTATCGTTTCCATTTAGGTAGGCGGTGGCTAATTGCGCGCCCTGCTGCATCCACCAACATACCATCTGAAAACACCTGAAATACAACGCGGTGATCCCTAATATCATACATAACGTGGTCGGGGTCAATACCCCACTGACCACACCACTGAACTAATTCGATGGGCTTGTCATACGTAATAAAGTTGGGGCGGATAAATTCTGTAATTGGTGCACGGATGATAGGATCAGATTTATTTAGCTTATTTAATTTCATTACAATATCATCAGCAGTCATACGAAGTTTAGTCCTACCCTTAATGTTACAACCTGCTTTGTAACAATTCCACAGTAACTCACCACCTACATTGCTGGCTGTGAATGTCTTAGACCCCTTACATTCAGGGCAATCTAGTCTTAGAGACCTACCCACAGCCAATTCTAAATCGTTTATGTAATCTAAGATATTCATAGTCTCTCTCCTCTAACTGTACTTAGTATGGGGAAGTGTCTTAGCAGCGTTCTAAGACTAATAGAGTTATAATATATAAGGTTTAT